ACTTCCACTTCTATAATATCCATCAGATACTGTGGTGGTTAAGCTAACAGTGGTGTATAATATAGTTCCTATTCCAAGAGACCCTGTGTGATATACAGTCGTACTAGTACCACCAACACACGCAGTTCCTACAGTAGACCCAAAAACTGCAGAACGTGCAGTTGGACAAGTTAATAAAGGAGATTGAATAACTCCACCTATTGTTTGATATACTGTACTTCCACTTCTATAATATCCATCAGATACCGTAGTTGTTAAAATAGCATTTGAATATAATGTATTTCCTATATTAAGAGTACCGATATAATATACAGTTGTACCAGTACCACCAACACACGCAGTTCCTACTGTAGATCCAAAATACAAATAAGATGAAGTTGGACAATTTGAAGAAGATTGAATAACTCCACTGCTTGTTAGATATACTAAACTTCCATATTTATAATACCCATCAGAAACTGTTGTAGTTAAATCAGCATCAGTATATAATGTGGTTCCTGTAGTAAAAGAACCAGTATAGAATACCGTTGTTCCAGTATTATTAGCGCAAGCAGTTCCTACAGTAGATCCGAAATATACAACAATATAATTTGGACAAGTTGAAGATGAATCAACAACTCCACTAACTACATAATATATCGTTCCATAATAATTATAATATCCATCAGATGCAGGGGTAATTAAATCAACATCACTATATAATGCAGTTCCTATATCGAAATATCCTTCATAATATACAGTTGTAGCACTAGCACCACCACCGCATATGATTTCTTTTGTAGATCCAAAATTTATATAAAGTGAACTTGGGCAAGACGAAGATGAATCAACAACTCCACTAACTACATAATATATCGTTCCATAATAATTATAATATCCATTGGATACTGCGGTAGTTAAATCAGCATCGCTATATAATTCAGTTCCTATACCGAAAGATCCTTCGTAATATGTAGTAATTTGAACACCGTTTGTACAAGCAATTCCTTTAGTAGATCCAAACTCCAGATAAATTATACTTGGACAATTTGAAATAGATTGAATAACTCCACCGCTTGTTAGATATATCGATCCGTAATAATTATAATGTCCATCGGTTACTGTTGTAGTTAAATCTGCGTCAGCATATAGAGTCGTTCCTGTGGTAAAAGACCCAGTGTAATATACAGTTGTTCCAGTTCCATTTGTACAAGCAATTCCTTTAGTAGATCCAAACTCCAGATAAATTATACTTGGACAATTTGAAGAAGATTGAATAACCCCACTAGATACTAGATATGATGTACTTCCACTTCTATAATATCCATTAGATACTGTAGTGGTTAAACTAGCATCAGTATATAATGTAGTTCCTGTGGTAAAAGAACCAGTGTAATAAACCGTTGCCCCGCTGTTATTGGTACACGATGTTCCTTTAGTAGAACCAAAATATAAAGTAATCGAATTTGGACAAGTTGAAGAAGATTGAATAACACCACCAGTTGTTAAGTATCTTGTGTTTCCACTTCTATAATATCCATCAGTTACTGTAGTAGTTAAATCTGAAGTGTATAGAGTGGTTCCTACATTAAAAGATCCAAAATAATATACAGTTGAACCAGTGTTACTAGTACAAGCAGAACCCGAAGTTGCTCCATAATATAAGTAAATGTTGCTGGGACATGATCTTATATTATTGATAGTTCCATTTCCACTACTTAAAACATAAACTGTTGATGAATTTACTCGATATAATCCATCTGCTGAAAAGCTTGATAAACTATTATCAGTGTATATTACAGTATTAATTCCTAATGATCCAGTATAAAATCTGCTTATAGAACCAGAATTACAGTTACAAGCGTTTAATAATGTAGTACCATAACAAGATGTAAAACTTGGATTTTGTAAAAATACAGCAACTTCATAATTTCCAGTACTTGAACCATATCCTCTTAATTTTAAATAATAGATTTGACTAGCATTTAAATTATATGTTATTAACGATTGACCATTACCGCCACTATCATCATCAGAAGCTAATGGGGTTGTTTGATCGCTGTCATACAGATACATCAACATATCTGTATTTCCATATGTCCTCATTGTATAAAGACTGGTGGAACTTGGTGTAAAATTATACCAATCTTCATCATTGACCGCACTTATAGCGGCAGAATATGGAGAACCATTTACAGTTAATGTAACCATGCTTAATTATTATTTATTGACAAATTTAAATGTAGCGGATTAACAATCATTCTATATAATTAGAAAATCCTGGTTTTGCCAAAGGACATTCTAAATTTGGATAATGTAATTTAGAATATCCATCTTCTTGTCTTGGATTTAATACAGCAAGTTTATTTGACCCACATCCACATCCTTTGCAAAAGTACATATCATCAGGATCTTTTGACAAAAATTGACAAGGTTCTATGTTCTTTTCAATATTTCCAAAACAAGATTCTCTTCTTAAATTATAAATTTCATCGGATACTCTTTCTCCACCTTTATTATCAACTCCTGTGTAATCCAACATTGTTGAAATCAAGCCTCTACTACTAGCAGCATCTATAAATTGTGAAGCTTTACTCCAAGATTCTGCAACCAAATTCCAACCAAGTTTTGGTTTTATTTTTTCTTTGTTGATATCTTCTGTATTATCAATTTTAATAATATTATTTTCTTCGTTTAAATTTTCTTTTATTTGAAGACCTACTTGCAATCCTCTAATTTGCATATTGAAGTACTTAGATTTGTATATACTTCTATTTTCAACATCTAATTGTGGATATATAACATCTGATACATTTTCAATATTTCCTGTATATATATAATAATTTGTTTTTATATTATTGATAATTTCTGGTAATTCCGATTTTACATTTTGATTAATAAAATTTTGCATAGAATCAAACCAAAGAACAATATCTAAATTTTTTAAATCCGATTGTTTGGAAGTTATAATACAATCTCCAGTTAATGTGAATTTTTTAAATCCGTTAAATTTATTTAAAAATTTTAAATTTTGTAATATATCAATATAAAAAATAGGAACTGATATATCAAAAAATGAATCATAATCATCTAATATTTTTTCAACAGATTTTAATGAAGATATATCATATTCTTTGATTGATTTTACAATAAAATCTTTTTCTTGTTCTTTTGAAATTGATTTATTGTTATATGGTCCAGTTTCAAAACAATGCATTTTACATAATTCAGAACATGTTTGAAATTCTTTTCCAATTTTATTTGATAAAAATTTGCAATATTTTTTACCAGATGCATTCTTTAAAAGATTAACACAATCGATGTTTTCATTGTCTGTTGTTATAATGTTTGTATCATTCATATATTTTATTTGTTGATATTAATATCCCAACTTATCACAATCCGATTTACATATTTGAGAAATGGTGGTTGATGTGGGATTTAAAGTTGTGGTTGTTGTAGTGGTAGTTGTTGTAGTGGTAGTTGTTGTCAAAACAACATCTGATGTTAATGGATTTATCGAATCAATTAGAGTTATATCTCTATCTGAATTTTCAGAAGGTATCGAATCCAATTCGATTGGATCGTTGGGATCTATTGGAGGTTGTGGAAGTGTTGTTGGTACTGGAGGTTTTGGAGTAGTTGTGGTTGTTGTAGTTGTACTTGTAGGAGCTGATGTTGTGGTACTTGTAGGAGTTGGTGTTGTAGTGCTTGTAGGAGGTGGAGTAGTTTCACATATTACATTCAAATCAATATTTGAAGATGCATTATATAAACAATCATTGAATAATGTTGCCCCTGTATCATCTGTTATTATAACTTGTGGTAAGTTTGCATGACAATTTTCTAACGCGCAAAATATTCCAAAGTATAAAATTCCATTTGTTTGTACTAATAATTCAGTTGCTTCTGATGAAGATAAATAAAATGAAGTTCCTCGCGCACCGCCATCATTACCATTATTTAAATTTACTTCCCCTTTAAATTGTCCATTTACTATAAAATTATAAATAGCAACATTACATTGATGAAATCCAGAGCATGAGTTTAATCTATAGACTACCTCAATCGTTAATCCTGGAGATATGCAGTTATAAGCCATATTTTATCTTCTACACAATATAATATTTATTAATATCCTAGTTTATTACAATCTTTTTCACAAGGTTGAATTGTGGTGGATGGTATAATAATAGGTCTTGGTGTGGTGGTGCTTGTTGTAGTGCTGCTAGTAGTAGTTGTTAAAATAGTATCAGAATTTAAAGGTAAACTAGGGTCAATCAATATTATGTCCCATGGTGAATTTGTAGAAGGTATAGTAGTTAATTCTGCGTCTGTTGGATCATTAATTATTGGAGGTCGTTGTGTTGATGGATCACACCTATCAGTAGTTCTAGTAGTAGTAGTTGTGGGTCTTCTAGTAGTAGTTGTGGGTCTTCTAGTAGTAGTTGCAGTTGTTGTGCTGGTTGTTGTAGTTGGTCTTCTGGTGGTGGTTGTTGTAGGTCTTCTAGTGGTTGTAGATACTGGTGGTGGGGGTGGTCCTCCACCGCAACAATCCAATTCAAAAGAATCTAAAACACAACTATCTAATAATATTTCACCATCATCAGTTTCTACTTGATACCAAGTGATATTGGAATGGCAATATTCATTAACGCACTTAGCTTCAAATTTTAAATTACATCCAAATTCGGAAATATAATCGTTTATGTCATCACCAGTTGCATATAATTCACTAACTCTATTTCCGCCATCGTTTACATTATTTAAATTTATTTCTCCTATGAAAATTTTCCCTAAATAAAGATTCCACGCCGCATTATCACATTGATGCCCACGAGGACACGGACCTTCCGAATTGGAATATCTCGCTGTTATTTTTAATCCGTTACACTCCGCCATGGTCGATAATTATTTAATTGATGAAGAATTTTCAAATAATATTACTGTGTAGTATGATTAGAAAATCCTGGTTTTGCCAAAGGGCATTCTAAATTTGGATAATGTAATTTAGAATATCCATCTTCTTGTCTTGGATTTAATACAGCGAGTTTATTTGTACCACATCCACACGCTTTGCAAAAATGCATATCATCAGAATCTTTTGACAAAAAATGACAAGGTTTAATATTTTTTTCAGAACTCCCAAAACAAGATTCTCTTCTTAAATTATAAATTTCATCGGATACTCTTTCTCCACCTTTATTATCAACCCCTGTATAGTCTAATACTGTTGAAATCAATCCTCTGCTACTAACCGCATCTATAAATTGTGAAGCTTTATTCCAAGATTCTGAAACGGACCTCCATCCAATTCTAGCTTTTACATTTTCTTTATCTATGGCATTAATTTTTTCAATAAATTCAAGATCATATCCCTCATATATACAAGACTTAACTTCAAAATTAAATGGTAATGATCTGATATTCATATTAAACCATTTTGAAAAATATATTATTTTATTTTCAACGTCTAATTGAGAAAAAAATAAAGATGAAATTTCTTCATCATTTCCTGTAAATATATGATAATTTACAGGAGTATTGTTTATGCTATTCGGTAGTAATTCTTTTATTTTTTGATTTAAATAATCATCTAATGAATCAAACCAAATAACTATATCAATATTTGAATATTCAATTCCTGAATTTATAGTTATACACGGTCCTGTTAGTGTAAATTTTTTAAATCCTTTATAATTTTTTAAAAATTCTAAATTGTTTTTTATTTCACTATAATATCTAGGAACTTTAATATCAAAATTTAGATTATATTGTTTTAATATATTTTGAATTGTTTCTTTCGATGGTTGATTTAATTTCTTTATAGATTCTACAACAAATTCTTTTTCTTCATTTGCAGAAATTGGTTTATTGTTATATGGTCCTTTTTTAGAACATATAAAATTACATAACGCTTTATTATTTGCTGAAAATAATGTGCCAGTTCTGTTTGTTAGATATTTACAATATAAATTTCCACTATTTTCATCTTTAATTAAATTAACACATTCTACGGATTTATTTAATTGTTCTTCAATATTGAAATTATTCATTATAATATATTATGCTTTTGGAATGATAGTCAAGTTATTATCAAAAATTTGATAATCTGGATCTGTATCAATAACAAAAGGATTGTTATCTATAATTTCATATGTGGGGGTTGATGTATTTCCTTGAATATGGAAATTATTCAAAAATAATGTAGAGTTTGGAGTTAATGTTGATGATACTGGAGATGTGAATGAAAAACCTGCATATATTTGATTTTCATTTGTGATTGAAATATTTACAGGTAATGAAAATATAGTTACATAATCATTATCAGTTTTTAAATCAATATCTAATTTAGACCCCAAGTTAGATAATCTAAATCTTAAAGTTTGCCAATATGTTTGTGATGATGTCATCACGAATGTTGTTTGCGATCCAGATAATGCTAATGCTGAAAGTGCATTATGATATATTACTTCTTGATTATCATTTCTTATTGTTAAACTATTTCTTTTAATTTCAGATCTTTTCAATCCTTCTCTAAAAGGCGTTGATAATGCGTTGAAACCAGTGGTATCAAATGATATGCTAATCAATGTCGTTGATAAAGATTCTTGTGTTGTTATATATTCACTATATTCTGTGGTGATTGGTATTAATAATTCCGTAGTTATAGCATTAATATCTATTGGAAGTCCTAAATAATGTCCTTTTTCAGGAGTGAAATTAGAATTATTAACTAAAAAAGTTGAAAATGCGTGTTCTGTACCTGTAAGTGCTATTTGAAAACTCCACACTACATCATAATGCGGATTGAATTTTAATTTTGGATCAACAAAACTAATATACTTCGCATTAACTGGTAATAAAATATCATTTGGAACACTCATTGATTATTAAGCTAAAGCAGTTCTTTGCCAAACATACATACCGAAACCTGGAGGAGTATTATTATGATATTGTCCTCCCCCAGCACCATCAGTGGGTGAAACAGGTCCAAACGATGACTGACCACCATCGGCATACGTCATATATAAATACGGTTTACTTTTATCACCTGTAGACCCACCTATAGTTTTTGAGTTTGGGTGAGTATGATTTGGCATTTCTGCTATTGTAAGTTGATGTTCATATTCACCAGTGTTATTACCAGCTGCAAATGCTTTATTTTGAATACCGTCATTACCCGTGCCAAAACCTACTACAAATCTTCCTTGAGATATTTGAACCCACGTTCCTCCGAATCTATTTTGAGGATTTAAACTATCTATAGAAAATATAATAGATCCGATTGGGTAAATCGTATTCATCATATTAGTGAAATTTAAATCAACCACCATATTTTGATTTGGAGTGTCTAAATCAACAGTTTGTCCAGTTTTATCACTTCCATCCACAGTTAATGATAAAGGAGTGTCTACTTTTATTGTATTTGAGGTGTTTAATTGTATGTTAAGATTTCCATTATATGGACTTACAGCTGTTCCAGTCCTATCGGTTCCATCGACTGTTAATTTTAAAGGAACATCAACTTTTAAAGTATTAGTTGGTCCAGTTATATCTAAATCACCATTAAAAATACTTACATAAGATCCAGTAACATCTGATAAATCTTTAGCAACTCCGAGGGGATAGCTTACTTTAATTCTACTAGATGGTAAAGAAATTTTAACATCACTGTCTAATGTAGTTAATGCTGAAATTTTTGTATCATTTCTATTCGTTCCATTTATTGTTACATTTAATGGAGAATCAATTTGTAAAGTTCCTTTTATTACCTTGTCTGGTTTTGCTTTTACGAAAAAGTTCACACCAATAGCCGACAATTGTGATCTATTTGCTGATGTGCCAGATGTGAATGTATAAATGGTAGAATTATAAGGACTTGAACTTGTCCCATATAACATATCATTGTTTAAGTTAGGAACTCTAAATGCGCTTGTGTTTCCACCGAATGTTGTTCCTATAACAGCCGATAATTCTGGATAATTAACACCAGCTAATAATTGTCCATTGCAAATTACCCAATCGGTATTTAAATTCGTTGATGTTAATGTAGATATTATAGTTCCAACTGGTAATATACCACCGCTATTATATGTAAAATAATTAACATTAGATCCCAAAGCGCTCCATGATAATCTTCCAACTGCATCGGTTTTTAAATATTTATTATTTCCTAATTCACCTATCGGAAAGGTGTATTCATTTGAATTTATAGATAAATATTCGGGAAGTTTTAAATATTGTGTGTTTCTTTGAGGTACGATTGAATTCGTTGCTATCGTTGAAGACAATGTTAATCTTTTTGTAGAATCTAAAATTATAGATTGTCCCATCAAGTCATGCGAAATTGTTCCAGCTGATAAACTCAATACAGAAATTTTATTATCTACTGTTATATTGATGCTTCCATCTGCTGCAGTATATACACCCCCTATTTTTCTCCAGTTTGCTGAATTTGTACCATCTCCTGATAAAATAGCGTATATGCTATTTTCATCTGTTTTATATGCAATGTCTCCAACTAAACCACTACCTAAACTTGTTAAATTGGTGGTATATCCTCTGAACTTATTACCAACTACGTTGCCTCCATATTCACTACCATCCCCAACAAATAAACGTTTTGTATCAGTTGTGTACCCTAGTTCTCCAGATTTTAAAATTACTTCGGTTCTATCATTATCAGTACCTTGTCTTGTAATTAATTGAAGTAATGTATTTTCGAAAATTTCTATTGAATTAGGCATAATATTATTTATGTGATGAAATTAATAAGCAAATATTGGAATTGCAAATCTTTTTAGTCTTTGTCCAGATAAGCTTGTATTTTCATGAGAAATTGCTAAAAATCCAGCACTTGATAATACATATGTGTTGTTTCTGTGATCTGTTGCTGTAAATCTTGTAATATTTGCACTGTTTTGTGGTCCTTGTGTGATATAACCATTGAAAATTGAAGATAGTGAATTACTTACATTGAATCCGCTTAAACTAGAATTTCCAGTTAAAACTTCAACTATAGAAGTCTTAATATCTGTCAATCTTCCAAATTCATCCCATGATATTCTAGGAAAAATCACACCACTGCTTAAACTTATAGATCCTACGCTATTAATAGAACTTATTGTCGCCGTATTAGAACTATATCCAAGTGTGGAGTTAAGTTCTAATTCATTAGCTGATGTAAATGAAAAACTATTTGTTGCATTTACAGAAATTTTTTGATTATTTCCCCCTATTATACCACGATCAAACGCATTTGAATTTATATATTTTTCTGTCACGCTATTTGCTGATAATTGCAATTTACCAACTTCAAAATCGAATAATCCTTCCTTTACTTTTAATTTAATTAAATCTCCACTTCCTCCTTGTATACCATCACCAAATGATGCGAAATTAATATAATTATGATCTATTGTTGCGCTCAATAATGTTAAAGCGCTTAATGTATTGTAATTAAAAAATGTAGGATCTATGTTTAAAGTTGCTTTGTTTCCAGAACCTCCGACTAACCCTTTACCAAAAGTAGATGATGTGATATAAGTTTCATCAATTGAATTTGTATTTAATTTAAGTTTAGAGCTTGGATTAAATCCAAAAGTTAAATTATCAACATTTAATGCTACTTTATTACCAGCCCCGCCGCTTATTCCATTACCAAACATTGATGATTTGATATAATTTTCATCAATAGAATTGGTTTTCACTACAATCCCACCTGTTAAATTTTTAACAGTTGTTATATTATCACCATATGTTTGAATTGCCGATAAAGAAATTCCAAGAGATCCATTTGGAGTAAAATAAAAATAAGATCCGTCAATTTTTAATGAAATTGGAGATCCAGCAGATCCCTGCAAGCCATTTCCAATAACATCAGGAGATAATTTATCATTAGTTACTGAATAAGATTGTAATTTTTCTTTAGAAACGCCAAGATCTTTAATTCTTAATATGTTTCCTCCGACATATTCTATTGTTGAATTATCGACTTGTACTGAAAAACCATCTCTAATCTCATCTGCTAAATTTGCTGTCTTGATAACATTATTTTTTAAAGTTATTTGATTACTTCCATCATATTCAAAATATTCTGAATCTAATAATGTTCCTATATTTTTCCATGAATATAAATCGGTGTAATCAGAAGATATTAATTGATAAAAAATGCCGTTAACCCAAACAATATCTCCAACTTCAGATATAACAGATGTTAAATCTCCTGTTGAAAATAATGGTGGGTGTATTTTTGAACCGACCACTATACCACCATTTATAACACCATTGCCAACATATAATCTGTTTGTATCCGTTGTATATCCAAGCTCTCCTTGATCCAATACTATGTTTTTTCTTTGAGTATCGGTTCCTCTTCTAACTTTAATTTTTGATATTACTACACTTGCCATATTTTTAAATTTCTATTACACTGTTCTTTGCCATACATACAAACCAAACCCAGGTGGGGTGTTGTTGTGATATTGATCTCCTCCTGTAGCACTAGATTCCGTTAAAAAGGAATAAGGATTCCAATCACTGCCCCCTCCATCATCACCATCGTTTGAAGGTTGTGCATAAGTTTCATGTGTATGGCTAGGCATTTCTGCTATTGTAAGTTGATGTGTATATTCACCAGTGTTATTACCAGCTGTAAATATTTTATTTTGAATACCATCATTACCAGTACCAACACCTACTACAAATCTTCCTTGAGAAACCTGGACCCATGATGTGCCAGTGAATCTGACGGATGGATTTACATTTGTAAAAGATAAAAATATACTACCAACAGGATAGATATGATTTACTATATCGGCTCTTGTATCAGTGCTTGGTAAATTTAAATATGTATCAGCGTAGATTGTATTAGTATCAATCCTGTTTGTAATTCTAGAATTTCCAGTCACTGTATGAGAACCAGAACTTAAAGATCCAATTATTGTTGTTGTTCCTCCAACTCTAGCAGTTCCACTTATATTAGAATTTCCAGTCACTGTATGAGAACCAGAACTTAAAGATCCAATTATTGTTGTTGTTCCTCCAACTCTAGCAGTTCCACTTATATTAGAATTTCCAGTCACTGTATGAGAAGCAGAAGCTAAAGTTCCACTTATATTAGAATTTCCAGTCACTGTATGAGAACCAGAATTTAAAGAACCTCCGATATTTATACCACCAGCAACATCAACACTTCCACTTATATTGGAATCTCCAGTTACTGTATGAGAACCAGAACTTAAAGATCCAGAAAAATTGCCACTTTTGCTGGAAATAACATTTCCATAAATTGTAGCATCGCCACTTACTTTAATTCCATTTGATATTGTAGATACACTTAAAGACGATTCAAACCCATCACCTGAATAAATTTTAGCATCGGGAGAACCAGAACTTAAACTGATGTTTCCAGTGTGCAATAATGCCTTGAATGTATCAGCAATAAATTGATTTTCTAAACTATTTGGCATATATTACTATTTACTCATTGAATATTTTATACAATATTTATTAATTAATTAATTTTCGTTGCAATTCGATAATTGTTTCAAAAATTCTGTTTAATGTTGAGACATTTAGCTGTTCATTTCCATTAAAAAACATATTTTCTATAGATATTTTTATATTTTCAAGTTCTGAAATAATTACATCTTCTCCATTCTGTGACATTTTTGCCTTGCATTCGTTGTTTGTGAAAATACTTATAGTATCTGTGACTATATTTTTTAAAGTGTTATTTAAATACAAGCCAAAAGAAGAGTTTGAACATTCTACATTAGTAAACGCTTTTGGTAAATTTTTAGGAATTTTAAATATTTTAAAATCTTCAGATGCTATTTTTTTTATTGCATAAATTCTACCAACATTATGAACTATGGTATAGCTTAAATTTCCAATATTTTTGGTATCAATTAATATATTGTTGTACGAATTTGACTTTAAAGCGTTAGAGTTCCATTTTATAATATTTGAAAAGTTATATAAAAGCGTATTAGTGTTCCAGGTGTGATCTTTTAAATATTTAAAATTTGATTTTGAATAATTATAATTGCTGGATGTGCTGGCTGGATAAGTGGAATTGCTTATAAATCTTACTTGAATATAGTCTGAAAAAGTTAATATAATTATATTTGAATCGATATCAGAAAATAATAAATTAAAACTTGAATCATTGAAATATAATAATTCAAATTGATTGAAAATTTCATCTGGGAATTCTGGATCTATATATGTTATATAAAATTTATTATTATTTTTTGATATTATTGCTATTAAATCATCTATAATTCTAACTTGACAGTTTAGTATCAATCCTAAATTTAAAGAATTTATATCTGCTTTATAAAAAATATCATTTGAATATTTATTTTTAATATAAATATCACTATTTGTAACTTCTAATCTTATTGAATTTCCAATTCTTACAAATTTTAAATCTTTTTGAAGATATATTTCGTCTTTTTTCAATAAATTTCCACAATTTATAAAAGGTTCATATTCATATAATATAATCGAGCTGTCTTTTATTTGAAAAATATTCAAATCGATGTCATCTATCAGAACATTTCTTATAGTGTTGGTATCGGTTGATTTATCTATTTCTAATAATTCTAATTTTTTAGAAGGATCTGAGAAACTTCCTTCTATAGCATATATGTTGATATTATCAGTGCAAAAATATACAAATTCATCGTTATTTTTAACTGTGAAAGTGCCACTTTTTATGTTATCTAAAAATTCCCAAACGCCACTATATTTAAAAGGATCTATTTGAGTATATACGGTTTTTCCATAGACATCATCATTATTTCTGATATCAGAATATGTTGAAGATAACCCATAAAAAAGATTATTTGCATTAGATAAACTTAAAAAGTTAGGGTTTTGTAAAACTAAACTTTTATATATGTTAAGATTGTTTAAATTTATAGTATCTATTACTTTTTCTAAATTAGTTTTTGTAAAAATATCAAATTTTTCTTGGGAAACTGACAATAAATTGATGTTTTGTACATAATTAGAATCAAATTCTAATTGTCTCAAATATATTTCACTTATAAATGTTTGTTTTGGGACTAATTCTCCACTAGCTTCTGTTTTTTTCTTTCCAGTATACGCTTTACCTTCAACCACGTTGAAGAAACCAACATAATCAGATCCATTTATTGTAAATGCTTCCCCTTCAGTATATTTATAATATGAAATCATTTGTATTTTTTATTTATAATTATATTTACATCGTTTGAAACTGGTAAAACAGTTTCAATTTTTGATTTAAGTTCATTTTCTAAGTCGTTTAATATTTCTTCATTTTCGATATCAATATTTTTTACAAAAATATTAGATTTATTAGATTTGCTTGATGTATTTCCGCACACAGTATGTACTAACTTAATATTATCACTTCCATTTCTCATACCACATGGTAATGTTATGTATATGGTATTTATACTGTATTTTCCTTTAGATATAGATATTGAATACACTAAATCTTTAGAATAAAACCTATCAGCTATAAACTTATCAGATATATTTGATCCTGAATAACTTAATAAATTGATTTTATTTATTTTATTTGTTACTTTATCAGTCTCATATACAAAAAAGTCACCTAGAATGATATTTCTTTCTGAAAATCTAGCAGCCTGTTCTTTAAACAGCATCAACGGATCTTCATTGAATAATATATATCCATTACCTGAATATGAATCAAATCCAATGAATATTGCATTTTCTTTAAAGATTTTGAAATTTACTGTTTTTGTGTATTTTCTATATGCTAATTGTCCTGAGCTATTCGTAGCATATAAAATATAGGAAATTGTAACATTTGATCCAGTTTTAACAATAGAAATTCCAGCATTTACATCATTCCTATCTGTTTTAACTTCCCAAGATTCTCCATTTCCATAGAAATATAACACAAATGTAAATTGACCAGATTCGTTTATTGTTTTAAAGTAATTAGATGGTTTATTAGATACAAATGTATTACAATATGTGATAGCTTCGGTTGTTTCTTTCGCAAAAGAAACTCTCTCGTAAATGTATTTTTTATTAGGTTTGAAAATTAATTCACTTTTTTTATCAAAAAATTTAAAATTATCAATTCCATCAGATATAGAAGAATTGGCCTCGATATATTCTTCTATGTATTCATCATATGTTTTAGAAAAAACTGATTTTCCATTCAATGCATCTTGTTTGTTTATGCGGTCTGGATAATAGTATCTATCTACCCAAACAGAATTGGTAGATCCAGCAGCTCCAGACAACCAAGTGCATAAATAATGTTGATTATTGGTTATTTGAACATCGTTATCATAATAATATACCTTGTCTGCCAAGTCAGGAGATGGAAATGAAAACGCCCCAGCTTCTTTTAATTTAGAATCATTTATATTAAGTTGTGAAAATGGGAACATATTATCAGGAGCCACAAATTCATTTTTTCCTGGTACTATAGTGTAACTTTTATTATGATAAACATAATTTAATTCTAAATCATCGTCTTTTTCTGTAGAAATATCTTCAAATATTGAAGTATAATTTCTAATATTATCTACATAAATTGTATTTGATTGCTCTTTAATACCACTTAATAAATTATTAGCGTTTGATATTTGATCTAAATGAGGTAAGAAGTGATTTTTTAAAACTGTAATGCTGCTTTTTGAATTTTTAACTGAATTTCCTTTGTGTATTAAAAAGTTATTTTTTAAATCGAATTCACTTTTATCTATATCGATTTTATTATCATCATTATTATATGTTATGAATGTACTGTTCAAAGATAAATCAAAATTGAAATATTTATTTCTGGATATTTTAAAAACACTTTCTATAACATTAAGTTTATTAAAACCTGTTATTAAAGATGCTTTTAATCTATGATCATCTCTATATAGATAATATATACCATCAGCAGTTTCTTTAAAAAATGTTATAAAATTGTAATTTTCTTGATAAATGTAATTGAAATGATGTGGTTGAATTATTGAATCATCGGATGAAAGCAATCTTTCGTTGATAAAATAAGGATCGTTTTGTTTAACATCATTATAAATCAAATAATAAGTTTCATTATCTATTTGACATGATATTTTACATTTTTCTTTTTCAAAAAAGTCCAAAGTGAATGATGTTAATGGGGAAGAGGATGATGATAATTTATTAAACAAACATCCTCTATAATCAGGAATTTCATCAGAACGAAAAGCATCTTTGAAATAACTTTCTTCAACTCCGACACATGTAAGATACAAGCCTTCATCTTGAATTGTTGTTAAAAACTTTTCAACTTCAAGTTTTGGAAATTTAAAATTAAAAATATCCGAAGATTTTGTGTTTTTTGTTAAAATAAAATCAGTATAGAATTTTGATTTATAATCGCAAGCATCAGAAAAACACTCTGTAAAATAAAGTGGTATACCCCCATTGTGTGTTTTTTCAAATTGCTTAAATTCAAGGCCGTCCAATGAACAAGACAGTTGATAGCTTTTTAAAGATGATAGTTGAAATACATTGGATACCACTAAATTATTTAGTTACTATACATTATTTAAAACTGTTCATATGGAAGGCCGCTGCCATTATTGTAAAGAGCGACAATTTCAGCATCAGTCAATGGTCTAGTCCATAATCCAGTAGAATCAACTGAACCGTTATAAACGAACTCTCCCCCACTATCTGTTTTCTGACATTGGTGATTCCACTTCTACCACATAATTGCCTTTGCTTGTTAAAAATTTATGAGTTTTGAATCCGTCTTCTGGTAAAATATGAGTAGAAATCATTTTCATATCATATACAGATTCAAAATAATCTGCTGATTTAATTTCAATTGGTATAGTTATTAACGTAGTGTCTTTATTTGTATATTTTATCAAAAACTGAGCCGTCATTTTTTTATAGGTTGCTGTTTTTGATGGATAATATTCAAAACTATAAGTATCTTGTAATATTTTGCTAAATTTTCCATATATCACTTCTGGAATTATGCTTTCTTTTCTGTAAACTTTATACAAATCATTATCATAATATAATATATTATTATCTCCCCAATTTATTTGTAAACTTATAGGCAATACATCTTCATAAACATCACCTAATGATATATTTAAAACGGTTGCATCATTAAGAATCACAGCATCCATGACATTGTTGTATGATGAGGAAGTGGTTGATAATATTAAAGTTTTAGTATTCATAATACAAGATTTTCATTCAATATAGTTGGTTGATTTGATGATAATAATACATTTAAATTCATCAACGGTAATGATTTATTGAAAATGTTTGAATATATAGATGAATTATCAAAATATTGCGTATGATTTAATAAGTCCATATTTGAATTGATATCGAATTCAAATTCTTGTAAAGAAAAATAATTATTTTGATCTTTTATTAAAAATGATATGTTTAATATGTTTGCTCTGCTATCGTGTATAATTATGGGATTTTCAGCATGTGTATATCTTACATTATTCGAAGAAATTGCAAAATATCCTGAATTATTTTCTATTTTTGAAATAGATATTGGGAAAATTTCATCATTTGTGAAATTTAATGTATTAAATTTATATATTTTTGGATAAATTATTAAATTATTTGATGATAATGATGATGACAATGTTTCTAATAAACAATAATAAACATCATTGTTTATTTTAAATCTATTTGAAATTTTATTGAAATCATTATCAGAATGATTTATAAATATCCCTTCTGTCAAGGGATTTTCAAAATTTCCAGAATTATATTTCACTTTATCAACCATGAAATAATTGGAAGTTTCTATTAATATAACATCATTTATAAAATCGAATGATTTTATTGATCCATTTAATTCAGTGATTAAATCAATTGGAAATTTTAAATTCCAATATGAAAATAAATCTGTAATTTTATAAGATTGTTGATTTGATACGTTTTTAACATATATGTTCCCTGTCAAATCATATCTATCAAACAATCTTTCCACCACTGTTGATATAGATGACGTTAATGTATATTTGGTTGAATCTATATCAGATATAAATGAATATTCTCTGGAAGTAAAATCTACATCAAAATTATACTTATCTGTAAATAATCCACATTCTACAATATTAGATTTATAATTATTTTCAAACGATGCTGTTATGCTTGGAAATAAAGGATCTTTTAATCCTCTTATTATTGTAGGAGTTAATGTGTGAATGCCGCCTTCTATTAATTTTGAAAAATAATAGTTTTCATCACCTGGAAATGCTGATAAATCTGAAGATATTGGATCTAAATGAAAGTCACCGTTTGGTTTATTAAATCCTACACATTCCAATATTTCATTATTTGTAGCTAATTGATCGGGAGGAATATATAATTCTTCAAATGGCGTAAAATATCTAAAAAATAAAGTATATGTATAATCAAAAGCTCCAGTAAATGAATTTGTGTAAGTTGAAAGGCCAGATCGTTTTGTACTATTAGTTGTTGTATAATAATCACTATAACTATAATCGAAATCAAACCCTTCGTTATAATTGTCATCAAAAAATTGATAACCATTTAAGAGCATACTTTTTATATAATTATAATCAATTCTACTTATGTTTTCTCTAAAATTATAATTGTCTTTTATTAATCCGAATGTGTTTCCATATACATCTTTCTTTTGATCATGTATATATCCCATGTTGAATAACATACTCAAATCTGGGATTGGGGTTATATCATTTTGAGATGTATATCCTTGATAAAAAACACCGTCTTGGGTTTGTATTGGTTGATTTTTTGCTAACCCAGATGTGAAATTTGTTTTTAAATAATCACCATCGATTGAATATGTTATTAATTCAGAATCATGAACCAAAGGATCGGGAAAATAATAAATTTTATTTTCTTCCAATGCTGATCTATTAATATTGAATGATAAATTTTTTCCATCTATTATAACAATAGCGTTTTTATGAGGTCTGAAAAATCCAATCTCTCTTGGAGTTTGTATGTTGTTTTTTCTAGTAGATGCTGTTGTAGGATAATCAATGTTTAAAAAGTTTTTTGCATTATTACTAACATCAAATAATTTTCCAGAAACGAAATCGAACGTTGTGCTTCCTGATAATGTTGGACCAGTTGATATGTAATAAAAATCAGTTGATAAATATTTTTTTGTTAATTTTCTTTTATTATCAATTAAATCGTTAAGTTCTTTGAGAGCAGATAAAGAACTAACGCTGGCAAATGTAGTGGATAATAATTCAGCGTTGGTTTTTAAAAATATGTCATAACCCCAATCTAAATCTTTATTATCATATATTCTTTCATTTGGCGTTTGATTGAAATATGATGGATATGTATCGAACAATTCTTCAATTTCAATCTCTAATTTTGCTTTAATATCATCTATATTAAAATAAAATGAACCGTCTTGTATAGATTCTAAATAATTTATAGTAAAATCATTTATTGATTTTTGTAATCCATAATTAGTACCTACTAATTTCTTCTTTAATAATTGAAATTTAGCTTCTTCTCTCTTTTTATTAAAATACTCAGATATTTCTATGAGTTTTTTACTGTAGAACGGTAACGCAATTTCTAAATCTGAGGGATCATTGAAATCAAGATTTGATAAAAATTTCTGTTCTTCTAAAGTTGAATAATTTAATGATATTTCTTTTAAAAATTCTCTATATTTTTCAGTAATTAATTCTGAATCTGATATTTCTTTATTTTTCTTAATCGAATTCCATCTTTTTAAATATTCATTATAATAAGCTTGTAAATTGGAAGGTTCGAAAGAATTTGATATTGTTTTTATGAACAATATAAATGACATCGGATTACTGACATCCAAAGCGTCTTTTGTTTGAACATTAGCGTTTGTTATAGATTTTGGAATATCAGGATATCCAAATTGTGCAGTAACCGACATATATGATTATTTATGCAGATAATCTTAATTGTGACGCAAGTTTATCTCTCAATATATGATCAAATATACCATTTTGTTTATATAAATCATTATATGATGCTGATTGGGGTATTGTACACATTGAATTATTAAAATCTAATGTGTAGTCAGTGATTGTTCCATCATAAGTACTTACATATTCAAAGAATGTGTAATATTTATCAAAATCTCTGGATGTGAAATTACCTGGTAATATCAAAGGCCACCCCCATGTATCATTGTATGAACTTAATTTGTATGTTTGGTTGTTTAGAGTTATGCTGGATGCTGAAAGAGGTATGTATGTGTTTAAAAGCTTATAGGTATTGCTGAATTTTTCTAATGCGACTATATCAATTCCTGCAGTTATAGTATAAGTTAATGTGGTTATTTGATTTCCTAAATTTTTACCATATTCTTCTTTTGAAGAGTATCCTTTTATATCAAAATTGTTTGAAAATTTGTTTTCATAACCATTTAACTTATTTTTTGATATACTTATCAAGTTTAAAATACGTTTTATAGATTCAGGATAATTGACAACATTTTTCAAAACATCCCCATCCAACATTTCAAGCTGTGAAATTAAAGCTGGTATTTCATTTCTATCAACATCTTGAGTGTTTTCCACAAAATTGGATATTTTTTCATATAATTTAGCTCCTAAATTATCATCTATTGGGGTTGTTTGATTATAAATAGCTCCTAAGAAATCATCAAATAATACATTTTTGTCTATTAATGATTCTTGGAATCTTAAGTCTTTTAAGATTTCGCCCATATCAAAATCTTCATGCTTTTTAGACATTTTATAATAATCTTTTGGATACAAATAAAATTCAGATGAGCTTAAAGCAATTTGCGCGGTTCCCCAATCATAAATTGTGATTCGATAAGGTCCATTTATTGTATTTTCAGAAATTAAATCAAGATCAATAAGATATTTTGTATCAAAATAATATCTATCTGCACCCAAATAAGATTTAATCATAGTTGGCGTAGTATAAAATTCAATATTTTCATTATTTGAAATTTGAATTGTATAAGGATCATAAAAAAATCTAGAACTTATCGGGTTGGTTTTTATTGAAAAATTATCATCATCTTTCAATTTAACTGTAAAATATATTTTATTACCTATAAATTGTATTGGATTAATATCAAATGATGAAATAGAATAATATTCGCCATCCAATCCATTTGAAGTTATGCTATATTTTGCAGATAATGTATTTGGCAATACTTTACAAGATAATAATATCGATGTAGTATTAAAATATGAAACGTGTTTGGATGATGTTGGGGAATATATATTAGTTTTATCAAAATAAAATCTAATTATATCTTGATCTGTTGGTGTATCATCTTTGAAATATATGTTTTTATTTCCACTTATACCTGCAAATTCAGAACCATCGTCATTTTTTGAACATCTTACTATTGATTTGTTTAGTTTTTTAACATATATCGGGTTATTTGAAACCTCTATATCATCAATTTCTCTAAATTGATAAGAATTTAATCCTTTATTTAAAAATTTATCATATAATCCATATGTATTTTCTAAATGTCCATATTTATTAGTTTTTTGAGTTTGATGATGTACGCTTTTGCTGCCTTCAACTTCATAAAATACATTTCCTTTATTTTGATATGCTGGATATGTTGCAATAACTGTCCACGGTCCTTTTATTTTTCCACTGTATGAAGTTATTTCAGAATTGTTTGGTAAATTATTAATTGAAAAGGTGTGAGGCAAATAATCATATATCATTATTTCAGCAGTATATATAGAAATTTTAGCATGATTGAAACAATCATAAACGACTAAATTAACATAATATTTTCCTGGATAATTATAAGATTTTAATGCAGTTAAAACTTCTGAGGTTGTACCATCTCCAAAATTCCACAATATTTTTGCATTTTCTATATTTTCAAGCCTTGGTATGAATTTTAATGGAGTTATTTCTAATGAATAAGAGCTTAATACATTTTCATCTTTATAATCCAATACATCAAACTGTACATCTATAGAATTTGGAGGGTCATCCAATATAGGCACAGGTGTTGTGGTGCTTGTAGTGGTGGTAGTCGGGGTTGGGGTTGTTGTGGTGGTGCTTGTAGTACTAGTAGTGGTGGTGGGAGCTGGTGTAGTAGTGGTAGTAGTAGTGGTGGTGGTAGTAGTGGTGGTGGTAGTAGTAGTAGTTGTAGTAGTTGTAGGAGCTGGTGTAGTACTTGTAGTTGTAGGAGCTAGTGTAGTACTTGTAGTTGTAGGAACTGGTGTAGTACTAGTGCTTGTAGTTGTAGGAACTGGTGTAGTACTAGTGCTTGTAGTTGTGGGTGGTATTACTTTTGGATCTGCAAATCCGATTATAGACCCCATGCTTCCACCATTTCCGCTAATTGTTAATGAAGTAAATGGGGTAGGTGAGCTAATTATAGCTACAAACCCACCAGTTCCTTGGCCAATTACATTTTTTGGCGTTCCTTTACCAGAGAACACTTGATTTCCTGCAATTGTTGTATAACAACTGTTTGTTATGTTTATATTTGGAACTCCAGAACTTGTTGTAAAAATAAAATTTTCATTATTGTCTGGGAGTTTTCCCCAACCAGTTCCGACAATAGTGACCTTTATGCTGGTGATCGGTTCTGAAAAATCAAGACTATATGAAAACGCGCTGTTTTGACCTATATGTCTACAAGGATTTGTAACAGTTACACTACAAGATGTGTAGTTATATATAGCGCCAGGGATTAATGGTTGTACATCTCCAGTTTGTCGCGAAGTTATATTTAAACTTCCTATAGTAGCTGGTGGACAGAATGTATTAATAGATGCCATGTTTCAAATTATATAATTTCAATTTTGTTTATTAAATTCAAAGGTCTGTAAAAATAAGGAAATTTAAAAAATGGCATTGTTGTATTTTGATTTACGAATTCAGAATCAACCCCTTCAAAAACTGGATTCCATGTTACAAAAGATAAACCGTTGAGTGTAGCATTTTCCGCACTGTTTACAGTTTGTATTAAATTAACACCTTCAATATTTAAAATATCGCTTGTTAAAGTGGATAAATTCATAATACCACCGAGTTGATTGCTGTCCGCTTTGAAGAAATCGACTATTTTATTTCTAATCGCTTCTTTTATAGTTTGTTTGCTGATTCTGGTATTTTTATCTAATGTAGCTACTATTTTACTATCAAAATATGCATTTTTAGAAGCGGGTTTTGATGAATATCCAACATCGAATGCCATATAAACAGGATCTCGTGGAATTATTTCATGACTTAACATCTTTTTATCATTTGTTAAATCTTTAATTAAATTTTTAAAGCTATTTGGTAGATATGTTGGATAAGATTCATCAACACTTATAGTAAAATCTGGAACGCAGAATATATTAACATTATTAAAATCGCAACTATCGGCAAAGTTAACTTGATTTAATAAAACTCTGTTTACTTTATTTGGATTTACACATATATCATAAAAATATTGTATATACTCTTCCAAAAATTTATCATTATTTGCAACTTTTACGGATTTTAAAATATTTGGAATGCTTTTCTTCAAATAAATTTCATAATCTTGTTCACTTACTAATCTATATTGAGATGAAATTAAAAATGGTACATTATTTTTAAGATCTTCTACACTTTCAGCATCGCTGATCGCAGTTGAGTTTAAAGGGTTTACAAAAGTTAATAATGAACTTTTATCTTTAGTTATTAAAGTTGATGTTTGATTATATACATCATCATATATTTGATTAAATGTGCTGGAAGAATAATTGAACAGCTTATTTCCGTTAATTACATTTTTACTAATGGTTCCTGCGTTACCATCACTCAACAAATACATTACTTTTACTTCATCGCCTTGTTCTAATTTTCTACCGAATGTATCGTTACCGAATTTTATTTCATAATGGCCATTTTCATTCAATCTCAGTTCATATATTTTTTCATTAGCACTTGAGAAAAATATAGTATTAACTTTTGAATATTCAAACCAAGTTTCTGTGTCTTTTTCTTTTACATAAACTGAAATTGTACCATCTGCTATAAAATTAACGCTGTTTGAATCGACTAAATTATCAACAACTATTGGAAACGTTTCGAATTCCAAACCTTCTGATGTGTAAGTTGGATATTCTCCGACACTTCCTTGATATAAAATTAAATTATCATTTATCGTTGTTATAGTTTCATCACTGTTGGTTACTTTTTCAAAAAAGAAATCATCCAATATTGTATATTGAATATTATCCACTAGAAAGTAACTATATTTTTTCAAATAATAACTACCAGCTGGTAATGTTGATTTAGCTGTGCAATTAACTGGTACTTGAGATGTTTGCTTTCCTGTTGGGTTGTATCCAACGAGTTTAATAATACGATTCATGTTTTCATAAATCGATGATTGTGTGAATAAAGATTCTGAACTTGTTTGATTGAGATAAAACATCAAAACGTGAGTGGTATAAGCAATGATATCAATCAATGATGATAAATTACTTCCTTCATAGTTTTGATCAGTGAATTTTGAACTTTCATTCAATCTCTGAATGATAAAATTCTTTAAAGATACCGCATCGAAATTTATATAAGCATCCGTTGGTAAATTGTATTCTAATGTTTTTGTATCACTCATTTTAAAAAATATTTAATGGGAGAAGTTATAAAATAGTATATCCTGAAGAATTAAGTCTAGATTTTATGTTCAATCCATAAACACCTAAACTGGGAACGTTTATTTGTAACTCTATATCGTATTGATTTTCTTCTTCATCTGGGTAGATGTAGATATTATCGATGGTTATTCTAGGTTCCATCAATGGAAGATTGGTTTGAATATCATCTTTAATAATTTCAGTTGTGAAATCATCAATGGGTTCAAATAAAAATCGTCTTAAATCAATTCCGTATGTTGGATTTAATATTTTATCACCAGGAGCTGTTAAAAAAGCATTAACTATACTATTTTTTATAGCTTGAACATCATAAGATGCTTGAACGTCTTTTAAAAATTCTTTTCTATTGAGTTGACTATTATAAGAATATGCGGGATTAAGATCCAACGCTAAATCTTTATATAAATAGCCATTATCTAAAGATGTTTTGTCTAATGAATTAGCTTCAAGAGATTTAATTTTAATTGCCATTAAAGATATTTAATGCATTAGATCAATCAGCTTTCTTTTTCCAACGAACTCTAGCAGAACTTTTCTTTTTATACATTTTACCTTTAATTTTAGCACATTGTGCTTTAGTGGGTCTACATGCTGGATATGATCCTTTTGATGTATCTTTTCTACCACAAGGACCACCAGTTTTGCAATTTATCCATCCTTTGAATTTGCGACCTTTTTTATCCACATGAGGAGCAAACCAATCTCTGAGGTTTTCTAATATTTCAATTTGGGTTAATTTTGTTGAAGAATTCATATTAGTTCATTTTGCCTTTTCTTTTGACACATTTCTGGACGTACCCTGAAGCATATGCACTAGGCCAGACATCGTATTTAGATTTTGCTTTAGCTTGGCATTTAGCTCTTAATTTAGATACTTTTTTCTTCTTTTTTGGTTTATATTTCTCAAGAAGAAGATTATATAGTTGATCAAATTCATTCATAATTTTAAATTAATTAACATCACGCCCAATCTTTACACGCCATGGCTTTTGGTGTTCCTGCTTTAGCGGATGAACATCCGTGGCGTTTTTTAAAGCTTTTTTTTCTCTTGGTGTTTCCTGATTTACCAGTTACACGAACTCCAGCTTGTCCCCAATGAATTCTTTTATAAGAACCATCTGATTGGCGAGCGCATTTTGTCCACTTTTTACCTTTTCTATCACTGCTGGCTTTTTTAGTTGGACCAGTACATTTAGTTGATTTTTTTTCTAGTAATTCGATCATATCGATTTCATAATCGTCATGATCAAACTCCATGGATTCCATTATGGATGATATATAAGAATCGAATGAATTTGAAACATTTTCAGATAATTGCTTCCTATATTTGTTGAGTTCTTGAAGCATAAGTTGAGCTGTGTTGATTTTTGTTCTACCAGTTGCATCACTCCACATAGTTTTTGTATATCCTTTGATATTTTGTCTCTGTGAATCTGTAAGTGATAACATGTCAATTAAATCTTCGATATATTTTTTATTTTTGATAATTTTACTTGTCCATGTTTCTTCATTATTGATTGAATCTAATACTTTTTTCAATTCAATATATGCTCCATCTGATTTTTCATCAGAGTCCATAGCAACTGGAGCTAATTTATGAGGTTTGAATCCAAACTTTTCATTATATTTCATATTATTGTACAAGTTGACCAATTGTACAAATGGTAAAGAATTATAATCTCTAACTTTGGTTATATTAACATTTGCGTTGAGTTCTTGATCCCTTAATTCAGCTTCTCTTTCAGAGTATCGAGTATCATAAATATCCAAATATGCAAGAATTGGATTTATAGTTGAATCTTCAGAAGCTAAAGCTCTTAACATGTTCATTTTTTCTTGCATACCCTTTGGTGTGCTTTCCCAATCTAATTGAAACAAATCTTGCAATTTGCTTTCATCAGCAAGCTTCTGTTCATTATCTAACAGCAACTGTTCCGCTGTTGATTTTAGATAATATTTAAAAGCTTCCATCTTTTGATCATTCAATGATTTATTGACTTCTTCAATTTCATTGGTTCTTTCTAAGACTTGATTATATATATTTTGAGCGGTGTTTAATTTATTTTCATATTCTTGACGCTCTGCTTCTATTTCTTGAAGTTCTCTATCAATTGCTTCTATCTCTTTTGGTTTTTCAGTATTCTTTTTAACTGTTTCCAAATATGATATTTTCGCTCTTCTTGTTTCTTCTTCGCCAGCATACTTTGCAATATTTCCAGGAAATATTTTCATCACATTCTCCTCATCGAATGTTTTCATTTTTCCATTCTCATCTTCAACTGTGATTCTTCCATAAGATTGTCTTTTCTTATCCATATCATTTGACATTGATAAAACTCTCTTACTAAAATCGGTGTCGTTTTCTAACAAGCGAAATGCGTTGTTTAAAACTTTGTAAAATCTTTTCATTGCGCGTAATCCTTCGCCGCTACCTCCTTTGGTCTCTGGATCTGCTGTTATTTCATTTGACCATTCCCAACGATCCAGTTGTGTTCTTTTTTCTTGAGTTCCCCCAAATCCAGCCGAACTCCCGCTAAATCCCATAGGAGCTGTTGTTTCCTTAGCGGTTTTATAAGCTTGACCTGGTCTGGTTCCTTTTGCTTCAAGTATTACTTCACAAAGTTTATTGAAATTCATAACTTTATTTATCATTTTAACTAAATAATTTGCATGGGAAAATTATTTGATGCAATTTTTGAGTCTGTTGTAGCTCGTCATGATTATCTTACTGGCGATCTTGTTAAATTCAGACCTAACTATAAATCATGCGATGCTTACAAGGCAATGTCAACAGAATTACAAAAAGAAGTTGACGATTTAGCAACATGTGGGTTGAATATAAAGGTGGTTCAAGTTGGAGATAAGCTATCTGGAGCCAGTGCTGGCAATCAATTCAAAACATCAGATAATTATGTATTAACAATCGCTGCGGACCAAGGTGGAACCAGAATTTATGGTAAAGTTACAGTTTCTTCTGATATGGTTGACAAAATCCCATCAGATGACATCAATTTAAGCCCAATTCCTGATGAGTGGAAGAGAAAAGACAAAATTACAATAAAACCAGAAGTGGTTAATATTGATAATAATCATATCACCAGAAAAACTGACAAAGGTAATGGGAAAGCCACCCCAACAGAATATAAACTTCCAGAAAGCACTACATTAAAGAAAGATAATCAAATGCTTGGCATGTTGTATGAAGCTGCCAGTAATCCAACCAGAATTTCTGATTCAGAAAGACATCAAATTACAAATAAATTGACAATTTATGGTTTAGATGGAAACGCTCGTTTTGAAACCGCTGGACAAGCATTGAGAGCTGTCACCAGTGCATTGGATGAACTTGGATTTGACTTAGATGCTGTTACCAATGATATAGACATATCAAAAGCTCATCATCATCCTGGTCATAGCGCACAGAAAATGTTATCTTTTAGAAGAAAATCAACAAGTGGAGATCCATTTGATGAAGAACAAGAAATTGAAAACAGTATGATTTCATTTAATTTTGAAAATCTTGGAAGAAATCCAGGAGGTAAAGATATTGAAGTTGTAGCATACGCTTCTTAAAATTATATTATTATGATAAACGAAAATCAAAAAATAGCCGAAGCATATAAAGAATCTCTCGTAGAAGAAGGTCTTATTAGAAGACTTGGATCTAAAGTAGTTGGAGCTTTTTCTAAATCTTCTTTAAAGCAAACAAATAAACAGCATGAATTTGCAAAATCTGTTGCATATGATGTTGGTAAAGATGTGTCTAAAGTATTTGGAGGTGATATAAACAAACACACCCAAGAAATGTACAATTTAATTTTAGATTATTTAAAAAAAATACCTTAACCGCATAAATAATAATATGGCTAGAATAACAAAATTAGATCAAGCGCTTCTCGCTGAAGCATATACAGCTCAACTTTTTCAAGAATCAGCACCTCATATGACAATTGCTGAAATTCAGAAAAGACTCCCTCACATGACACTTGAAGAAGCTCAAGTTATAGAAGAAATTTTAGGAGCTTTGGGACAAGCCGCTGGTAGAGTTGCTTCTGGTATAGGTGCTGTTGGTTCAGCAGCTGGTAGGGGTCTTGCAGCAGCTGGTAGAGGGGCTGTAGATGCCGTTAAGCAAGCTGGACAAACAACCGCTCAAAAAGTCGGTCAAGTTGGTTCTGGCGTAAAAGCAGCCGCTGGTCAAGCTGCTCAAAATGTTGGAAATCTTTACAATACAGCAGCAGCAGATAAAGAACAAGCTCAAGCAATTGAAAATGCTTCAAAATCTGCTATGGACTTGATTGATTTAGTTCAAGCAGCTCAAAACAAAGGTTTAATTGATTTAAGAGGCGATGTTACTAATATGTCACTTGCCCAAATAATGAACAGACTTGAGCAAGCCAAAGGTCAAACCGCTGGTCAAAAGCAATCTGCTCAAGACACAGGATTTACTGGTGGTATTGGCGGTGCATTTAAGCAAGGTTATAATGCTGGTGGATCACAACAATCAGCTGCTACTCCTCCTCCACTTCCTGCAACCGCTTAAAATATATTCTCTAAAGACAAAAGACATGCAAATGCATTGATCTCTTTGTCAATCACATTACTACTTCTAAACAAGCTATCTGCAATTTGCACGATAGCTTGTTTTTTTTGTAATTCATCGACTTCTAAATCATAGATATAATTTAAAAGATTAGAAAGCAACTGGTCGTAATCATTATCAAACAAATGATCATTTTCAATCAAATATTTTCTAGTTTGTAATGATGATTTGTTTAAAATACCAGTCCATATGTAAGAACATAAACTGTTGTTATCTGTTTTTCCATCGATATTTAAAACACCATCGATTGAGTGTTTCTGAATTTCATTGATACATTTCCTAAGATCTGGGAAATAATTCTTAACAAGATCGATTAATGCTTTATTTTGTTCTTTAGGTATGTCAATGTCTTCATTTTGTAAAACATATAAGCATCTTTTAACAGCCCCCTTCAATGTCGGTCTAATATCTACACTTTGACATCTAGATTGTAACGGAGCTATAATTTTGTGACGATAATTTGCTGTTAAAATGAATCTAGCGACTTTAGCATAATCTTCCATTAAATTACGCAAACATTTTTGAGCTTCTTTTGATAAACCATCTGCTTCATCAAGAACAACAACTTTGATACCACCATCAAAACTTTTTGTTTGTACAAATCCAGATACTTTAACTCTTATATTGTCAATGCCAGTTTCATCTGATGCATTTATATACAAGTAATCGCATTTTAAGATATCTTGTACAATTATTCTAGAAATGGTAGTTTTTCCAGTACCAGGATTTCCTGTGAATAGGAAGTGGGGTATTTCATTGGTAAAAGATGAGAAAAAGGCTCTTGTACTATCCAACAAACACATATCATCTAATGTTTGCGGTCTATATTTTTCAATCCATAAATTCATTCTGATAATCCTACAATTTTGTTTGTTCTATGTTCAATTGTAGCAACTAAATTCGCACAGTCAAGCAAATCATTGTGAGTTCCACAATCAAACCAAAAACCTTCAAATTCTTGAACAGATATGCCTTCGGCATCGTCTATTTTTTTAATAAGATCGACAATTTCAAGTTCTCCTCTTTTTGAAGGTGTCAATCCTTTCGCAAGTTTAATAGCGATATTAGTAAAAACATACAATCCAACAACCGCTTTATCGCTAACATATTCTGCTGGTTTTTCGATAATGTTGATTAATTTACCTTCGTCGTCGATTTCAGCAACGCCATATGCAGATGGGTTTTTCACTTTATATGTGTATATGGTGTTTGGAATTGCTTTAATTTCTGAATTAGTAATAAAGACATTGTCTCCTAGAATTAAAGTGACATCATCATTTCCAATGAAATTTTCACCTATAATAAATGCTTCAGGTAATCCCCCTGGATTTTCTTGAATAGCATATTCAATTTTTAAACCATACGGTTCCCCATGTCTGAGTTGATTCTGAAACAATCTACATTGTTGAGAATCTGCTGTAATAATTAGTATTTCTCTAATACCCATATCCTTCAATGTTTGAAGAGGATAGTAGATCATTGGCTTATTATAAACAGGCAATAGTTGTTTACTGATAGTACGTGTTAATGGATACAATCGTGTACCCTTGCCTCCCGCTAAAATTATTGCTTTCATAAAATTAGATATTAGTTAGTGCCATTTCAATTGCATCTGCTTCTGTTTCGATGTGGAAGTCAGGAAACATACTTTTTAACTTATCAATAGAAAGAACACAATTGGATCTAGGTGCTGTAATATTAATATCTTTAATATCTACAAACTTCCAATTTTTGTTTTGATAGCTATTAAACACTTTCATACGTTCAACTAGAAACTCTGTATCTTTAGCTTCAGGATTTACAAAATTAATTACTCCTATCTTATTAGCATTAATACTATTATCGACAATATATTCGATAAAGTTACAGAGATCTGGAAGATATGTCTTAGAGTTTTTATAGTTAACTAAGTTATCATATTTTAAGATTTTAGTAATAAAACTTCTTTCATGAAGATCATCACCGAATGGCATTCTAACACGGATTGTACATCCATAATCATTCAGAGTTTCAAATGCATGTTTTGATTTTGAATAGAAAGACGAATGATCATACAATCCAAAATTAGGAGCATCTTCTTCAGTAAATTCCTTTTCATAACCAGAGTAGATACATCCCGATGAAATATGAATGTAATTAATATTAAGAGCTTTGCAAATCTTACTAATTTTTAAAGGCAGCAAGACATTAAGTTCCCAGCACTCTTTTTTCTTAATTTCCCCTTCATCAACATTTGGTCTACCAGTAAATCCAGAACAGTTAATGACATACTCAATTTTGTTATTAAGTAAAAACTTACTCAACACTGATTGATCAGAGTAATCTAGATTTTTTCTGGAATATAGCCAATAGTTGTTTTTTTCTTTATTGACCCATGAGAACAATTCTGTTCCTACGTAACCAGCTCCTAAAATTAAAACATTAGTTGGATTCGTATTCTTCTTCGACGAAATTTCGGATGTCATATATGTTTAATGTATCATTGGTTTGAAAAAAGTCAATCAACAATTCATGCAATTCATTTCCCATGCTAGACAACTCTTCATCTTCGGTAGAATCCAAAAAATTTTGTAAATCTTCAAAAGCATCGAGTATTTTTTCTTCTTTTTGTAGTAATCCCTTTAATAATTTTATTTTTTTCATATATTGGAGTATTTATACAAAAACTAAATAAATAAAGACATGGCTGTTAAAATTTCTCAACTTCCCTTGAATAATTTACCATATCAGGGATCTGAACAAATACCTCTTGTGCAAAGTGGTGTGACAAGAGTAGGTGCTTTAAGTTCTTTGACAACTTATCTTTCTGGAAGTTTATTTTCAATAAGTAGATTTTCTCAACTCAGTGGACAGTTTGCAACAGTTAATAGAAATAATAATTTTACAACATCCCAAACCATATTCGGTTCATTAACAGCATCAAATCTTATATTATCAGGTGGTCATGTATTTCAATCAACATCAACCTCATTAGGAATAAGACCACATACCAACGCTATAAGCGGAACTAATAACATATTCATAGGTCTTTCATCTGGTTTACTAAACACAACAGGAACTTCGAATACGTTTATAGGATCTAGAGCTGGTTTTAGAAACAATGCCTCTCATAATACTTTTATAGGAAATGCAGCTGGAGAAAATAACACAGGCACTTTTAATAATTTTGTGGGGTTTGGTGCTGGACGAAATAACAATGGCTCTTTTAATAATTTTATGGGTTGTTATGCTGGCGCATGCAATACTTCTGGAGATGGGAATACGTTCATAGGCAATCGCGCAGGAACATCAAATACCACAGGAAGTGACAATACAAATATTGGCAGATATGCTGGTAGAAATAGCACAACAGGATCTTCAAATACCTTTATAGGTGTGAGATCTGGATATACTAATTTATCAGGATCTCTTAATGTTGCTATAGGAAACCGCGCTGGCTTTTGTAATAGAGGTGGCTGTTATAATACCTTTATAGGAAATAACGCTGGTAGATCAAATACATTTGGAAATTCAAATAATTTTATTGGATCAAATTCTGGGTTTTTTAATACCACAGGATGTAGTAATACATTCATAGGTCTTAGCTCAGGTTTTAAAAATACCACAGGATCTAATAATAATTTTATTGGATTAAGTGCTGGTTTCAGCAATACCACAGGATCTAATAATAATTTTATAGGTTTCGCTGCTGGTAGTAATATATCTCAATATACAAGTAATCCTACAAACAATACATTTATAGGTTATAAAGCTGGTTATGGGTACACAAATCCGTTTTCTCCAAAAGCTAACATAGCTCCCCAAAGCAACATAGCAATTGGATTTAAAGCTGGTCATTCTTTAGGATCTAGATATAGTTATTACGACAATGGAACTACTATTCTTATTAATTGTCAATCAACCAATCATAACATATTTTTAGGAGAATGTGCTGGATTTAACAGTAGAGCATATGGCGATGTGAATGGTGGATCTGCCGCATGTTATAACTTTTTTGTTGGTAAAAATTCTGGTCGTAGTAATACAACTGGATGCTCTAATAATTTTATAGGCGACCATTCTGGTGCTTGTAACGCCATCGGCGGATTTAATAACTTTATAGGACGTTATGCTGGGTGTGGTAACACATATGGATTCTATAATAATTCCTTTGGTTTTGCTGCTGGAAGAAACAGCGCCTATGGAAATCATAATAACTTTATAGGAACTAAAGCTGGTGTAAATACTCAAGTTAATTATAATAATTTTATTGGATTTTGTGCAGGTTATTGCAATACCACAGGTAATAATAATAATTTTATAGGAACGGCTGCTGGGGCTCGATCAACAGGCTCGGACAATAATTTCATTGGCGCAGCTGCTGGTTATATTAATACAGCAGATGTAAATAACTTTATAGGTAGTCTCGCTGGTCGTTATGTTACATCAGGTGGGAGAAATAACTTTTTCGGAACGGGTGCTGGTTTTAGAACTACAATAGGCACATGTAATGCTTTTATAGGTCATTATGCTGGGAGTTGTAACATTACAGGACAAAAAAACATAGCAGTGGGTGTGTATTCTGGAACTCATAATAAAAACGGTTCAGAAAATATTTTCATTGGTAGTAATTCAGGAACTTTAAGTCCTGCGTTCAGTTCATTGAGTGGTTCAATTATAATTGGAACAAATGCAATCGCAACACAATCAAATCAAATAGTTTTAAATACAGAAAATATATCAATATCATCTTCTGGAAATACAGTATTTATAGGAACCCCTGCCAAAATAAACAATCTCACAGTTAATAATAGAATATCTTCTATATATTTTGAAGCTTTGTCTTCAAACATGTCTAGAATCGATGCATTAACTGCTAATATAAATGTTGCTAATGTAACTACACTTAATGTATTATCTGCTAATATAAGCGTAATAGATATTAAACAATTCGAATTGTCTGGATTTAATATTATTGGTAATCTCTCAGTATCTGGAGCTTTAAGTTCAAATTCTGTAATGTATGCTAGTGGTGGTAACAGTAATCAATGGAACTTAGCACATACAATAACACAAACTAACAGTGCAAATTGGAACAACACGTTTGCAACCATGACTGCATTAAGCACGGATTGGGAAAATAGTTATACAATTGTAGCAGCCAACAGCGCAAATTGGCAAAGTACATATACAACATTCCAAGGAAACAGTGGTTTTGGCGCTAGAGTAAATGTTTCAAACGCATTCCAAGTTTCTCAAGCAATTTATGGAACATTAACCGCATCTTCTTTACAATTATCTGCTAGTAATTATCTTGTAAGAAGTCAAGGTACTAATTTTTCAATTAGCGATAATGTCACTACTTTAAGTGGAAGTAATGTACTGTCTATTGGTTTAAGTGCTGGTTATAATAATTACGGAAGCAATAACATATTTGTTGGTCTATGCGCAGGATTTACCAACTTATCAGGACATGGCAATATTTTAATAGGTAGAAATTCAAATACACTCACCAATGGATTGAGCAACGCAATTGCATTTGGTAACTTTGCTACTGTCAGTGCTTCAAATCAAATTTCAATAGGTTCTGAATCATTTGCATTGAGTACTACCGCAACAGCGGGTGCGATTGCCCAATATTTAGTAATTGGTGTTAATGGATCTCTTAGAAAGATACCATTACATTTCCTCTAAAATTCATAATTAAAATTGCCAAATCTATCATATAACCCTCCTAATATAGATCTACTATCATCTATTTGTGGTTGTATATTTGGTCTTATTGTATGTAAATCCGTAAACCCGTGTTCAGCATCGTTTTCTTTTGTATATTGTTGTACATTTGTAAAATCATGATCGTAATATGATTTTCCTAAAAAATGATAAACATTTATCATTGTGGTTTTTGGATCTCTGGTTAATAATTCATAATTTACAAAATGAAACTTATCACGATGCCCTCTATAAATAGCATCTAAAATTGCATTATAAGTTCCCCCAACCAAGCCATCAGATGCTGCCCATACATTTAATCTACCTTCAAGTGTACTCATTTGAGGTCCAGATTGAAAAGGACTATTGATATTTTTGATTTCTTTTCTATAAAGTTTTTCCATAGAAGCTAATACACTAGGAATATCACGAGTCGTGGTTATTATTTTTATAGGTCTATCTAATGAATTTTCAACTAATTCGATCAATCCTGCCCAAGCTCTGGATTTATTAAAAACTATGGGTCTATCTGTATCAGAATGATAAGATTGAAATAAATCTTTTATAATTCTTAATTGTTTTTCTGGAGATTCTGATGCTTTGATTATCGGACTTGTTTTCCAGAATTCGTGTATCCCTTTGACTATTTCAGATAAACCGCTGGTGGCTGTGACGTGAAATTCTGGGTTTTGTGCTAATATATTACAAAGCAGTGTCGAACCAGATCTTGGCATTCCGTTAATAAAAAATATTTCTTTTTCTTTCATAGATCTACTTATTGACTTTGACTTAAATTACAATAATTAATTTTTATGGCAGAAACAGCGATTTTTCATATTGAAGGCGGGGTCGGTAAACACATAGCAGCATCAGCAGTTTTAAAAGCATATCATAATAAAAATCCAGAAACTAAAATTATAGTTTCATGTGCATATCCTGAAATATTTTACAATAATCCAATAATTGAAAAATCATTAAGATTAGGAAGCAATCAATATTTTTATAGAGATTTTATTTATAAAAAAGATGTTGAAATTTTTGCTCAAGAACCTTACAAACAAACATCGCATATCACTAAAGAAAAACACTTGATTCAAACATGGTGCGATATGATAGGAGTTGAATATAATAATGAAATTCCGCAAATTTATTTAAATTCTAGAGAAAAAGAAATATCTAGAACTTTAATTAACTTTAAAGATAACAAACCCCTTTTAATATTTCAACCATTCGGGGGAGCTGGATCTGCTACTCAAAGTTTACCATACTCTTGGGCTAGAGATATACATCCTGCGATTGCTCAAGAATTAGTAAATGTATTATCTGAAAATTATAACATAATGCATGTGTGTTACGATAATCATCCAGTTTTAAATAATTGTTTAAGAATTGATCAAAAAATGTCTAAAAAAGTTCTTATAAGTTTATTATTATGGTCAGATAAAAGATTATTAATAGATTCATGCTTACAACACGCATCTGCTGCTTTAGGGTTGAAATCTACCGTATTTTGGAATATTACAAAGCCAGAACTTTTTGGTTATTCTTTGCATAATAATATATTATCAGAAAATTCATATTTAGAAGGCTCCGCGAATTCTTATTTGTTTGATTATGACATTACAGGAATGATTGATGAATGTCCATACGATGATTATAATGAAATTTTTAATATTGAAAAAATACTAAAAAATTTATAATTTAAAAATAATCACCATAAATTGATGTGTCATTAACTTTGTTATTAAAGATTTTTTCTTTAACATATTCATCAACATCAAAATTATAAGTTTTTGCAGCGCTGGATACTTGTTCTGAAAGTGTAGTTCCGTCATTTTCAATTATAGAAGAACTTAAAACTCCACTGAATGAATTATCGTATACTTGAACATTATCATTTTCATGATTAAATCCAGCTTCAAAACTGTGATCAAATCTCTTAGCATTAATCTTCCAAACATAATGTCCCGCCATTGGATTGATAGTTGAGCTATCTTCGTCAATTACCTGAGTTACAACAAAATGTTTAGGGCTTCTTGAATAAGGTCTATCACACCCAAATGGAGTTAAAATAAAACCATCATCCGCTTTTGGTTCTATTCTTTGACCGTTTGCTGGATATACGCTTAAAGATTTATAAGCTGTTATAAATGTGTTGATGTGTATATACATTGTAACACTATCATCAGGCTCCCAACCATAAACTTGTAATGGTACTGAGTTGTGTTCATATTCTACATATGCACGTACTTTTATAGGTCCATAATACGGAGCTGTTGTATGTTCTCCATAAAAATTATTAGCTGCTGATAAATTATATGTGTGTATATAATAATCAACATCAACTCCGAAATTATTAATTAGTTCATTAAATCCGCTGTTATAAACAGCTCGTTCAGCTTGAAATCTAGAAGGGTCTGCAAATCCACCACACGCTGGTGAAAATATACCAGCAAAGATATTTGAAGGCTCAAGACATGATAATGGTGTTACAGGACATCCCATAAAATTATTTAACTTTTATTACAACTGCTGCTGGTTGATTATTGATATATCTACATTGCAATCCCAGATCACTGTTTTTACAAGTTAGAACTTTATTTTCTTGAAAGTTATCATAACTTTCGGTTGAATTAAACAATTTCATTAATATATCTGCAAACATATTACCTACAAATTGTTGACCCAATGATAATTGTGGTTTATATTCAGGTCGCTTCATCATAATTTTTCTTTCACTGGGATCTATTGTTAAGTTTCCTCCTTTTTTATTGAGATGGACTCCTAATTTAGCTCCTCCCAGTGCCATATCATGAGCATATTCTAAGAAAAATTGATCGAACGTTTTCACTGTAATTATTTAATAAAAAAGGGAGTCGAAAGACTCCCTTTAATATTTTATTTTGGGTTTGTTTAAATTATCTTATGTACTCAGCACCTTGTTTGTAGTTACCAACTTTGTTATTGGAACCAGTACCCATGTTAGGTTGCTTTGCGTTTAAAATTGCATGACCATAATCGCCGTCATCGCCAACTTCATCAGTGACATCTGAACTTGCGCTACCACCTTTTGGCTTTACTTTACCAACGGTGTTCTTCTTTCCTGTGAGTGATGAACCTTTTCCAAGAGTTTCTTCGTCTTCTTCACCAAACTCTGGACCTTCGTCTTCACCACCGAAATCAAGTTCGTCGCCTTCTGCTTCACCTTCTGATTCTGATTCGGTTTCACCCATAGCAGCCCCGATAATATCTAAAAGTTTTTCTGCGGTTGCGCGATCAAGTGTGATGGTTACATCACCTTCGCTGTCAACTTCATCACCGATCTCATCATCTGACATTTCGTCATCAAGACCAAGACCTTTGATGTCATTTTCAGCATCTTCATTACCCATTCCGAAATTTTCATTAAGAACGGACTTATACAATTTGTCGAAACTAAGTGTTTTTTTAGTCATAATGTTATTTAGTATTTCTTTTCCACTTTTTATACTTTCTTCTTTAATATTTTCTTCTCCTTCTTCAGATTGTAACATCAATTCTATTTCTTTTTTCTTTTTCTCTAAAGATTCTCTTTGTTCAGCAGTTAAGTCGGGGTTTTCTAATTTTGAAACGATTGATTCCAAAGCTTTGTTATTAAATCCAGTTGTTGTTTCTTCAGAATCTTCTTCACGATTACTATCCCCACATTTACAAACATCGCAATCACCTCCGCAATTATCATGCAATGCTTTACTATAACCTCCCTTTTCAGACGGTCCTCCATCTTGTTTAGGAAAATCACTATTAAAAGCATTTTCTGGTTGTTTATCTTCTTTGATGATATTATGCTTTAAGGAATTTAAAACATCCCCATAAACATCCCCGATTTGTTGCATGTCTTTTTTGAACATATTGTTATTTATCTTTTTTATATAAATAAACAGGATGGCAAAGAAAGAAGATGTAAAATTTTACATGGGAAATCAAAATCTCCCATCTAAAGGCAGCTCATTTGCATATACTCCAGACCAAATAACAGAATTAGAAAAATGTTCTAAAAATATTTTACACTTTGCTGAAAATTATTTCTTTATATTGAATGTTGATGATGGTAAGAAAAAAATCAAATTATATAAAGCTCAAAAAAGAGTTTTAAAAAAGATGATGGAAAACAGATTCTTCTGTTTATTAGCAAGTCGTCAGATAGGCAAGAGTACTTTGATGACAATTTATATATTATGGATAGCGAATTTCTTTCCAGATCAGAGAATATTATTGGTAGCTAATAAAGAATCAACAGCTATTGAAATTTTTAGTCGTGTTCGAATGGCATATGAAATGTTACCAAACTGGTTAAAATCTCCAGTTGTTGAGTATGCTAAAACAAGTATGGAACTTGAAAATAATAGCAGAATTAGCATTACAACAACAACAGGAACTGCAGCTCGTGGACAAAGTGTATCATGTGTGGTAGGCGAATCCATGGTGACTGTGAGGGATAAATTTTCTGGTCAGATTTGTGATATATCTATGAAAGAATTGGCAGATATTATCAAATCCGATGGTGATGAAATACATACACTGTTAGTTAATGTATAAATGCGGTCTTTTCTATTATGATGCATTAAATATAATTATGAGATTAAGTTCTATCGAGAGAAAATATAATTATATCTACCAAATAACAAATCTAATTAATAATAAAATATATATTGGAATTCATAAAACTGATAATTTGGAAGATGGTTATATGGGGTCTGGTTCTTTGATAAAGATGTCGATTAATAAATACGGTATTGAAAATTTTAGAAAAGATATTTTGAAATTTTATGAAACATATGAAGAGGCTATCGAAGAAGAGATTCGGTTAGTTACAGAAAGTTTTATCGAAGATCCTTCAAATTATAATATCAGAACTGGGGGAGTTAGTCAGATTAAGTGGTCAGATTATGCTAGAGAGAAGTTATCAAAATCTGCAAAAATTTTATGGAGTGATCCTAACCATATGATTAAAATGAGAGAGGTTTGTTATGATAATCCTGAGAGAAATGCAAAATTAGGGAAAGGTATTAAAAAATGGATAGTTACAAATCCAGAAAAACATAAAATTAGAATGGATAAGATAAACAAAAATCCTGAAAAGATTGAAAAAATGAGATTGAAACATGTTGGTATGAAGAGATCCAAAGAAGCTGTTGAAAATATGAAACAGGCACAATTGAAAATATATTCAGATGATCCGAAGAAAGCAAGTGAATTCAGAGGCAAAGGTAAAATTTATATTCATAATCCAGTATCTAAAGAAATTAAAAGAATATCCAAAACAGAAAGTATTCCAATCGGATGGGTGAAAGGATCTGGAATTGATAGAAAACAATCACATAAAAATTTAAATAAAGGAAGTGTTTTTGCTCATGATCCTATAACCTTAAAAAATAAAAGATTTGCGAATAAAGAACAAATTCCTGAAAATTATATAATAGGAAGATTTAAAAAATAATATGGCCGATTTCACAACACATAAAACTTACAAAAATAATAGATTTGAAATCTTAACGGATGTAGGTTTCAAAGATTTTAGAGGCATAATGATCGGGACAAATCCTGACAAAATTAGATTCACTCTTGATGATGGATTATCGTTAGATTGCACTCCCATGCATAAAATAATGTTAACCCACAATATTTGGATATATGCAAGGAATATAAAAATAGGTGATACATTATACGGTAATATAAAAGTTATCAATATTGAATCATATCAGAATAATGAGTTGGTATATGATTTTTTGGATATCGAAGATGTTCATAGATACTATGTAAATGGTGTATTATCGCACCAATGCCTCATAATTGATGAGTGTGCATTCATCGAACCTCACTTAATGGACCCCTTTTGGGCATCTGTATTTCCTATTGTATCATCTTCTAAAAAAGCAAAAGTTTTCATGTGTTCTACTCCAAATGGAACTGGCAATCTTTTTTATGATATATATAGAGGAGCAATTGAAAACACTAACAATTGGAGTCATGATAAAATTTTATGGCATGAAGTTCCAGGAAGAGATGAAAAGTGGGCAAAGGAAATCAAAGGTGGGTTAGCTTCTGAAGATAAATGGGAGCAAGAATTTAATTGTAAATTTATGAATGCAGGTACTGGCTCAATGACAGAAGATGCATACAATAAAATGAAACAATTTCTTTCAGAGCCTGTTGAAGTATTGATGGATGGAAAATACAAAATATTTGAACATCCTCAGCCCGAAAAGATATATGTTGCTGGTGTTGATACATCCGATGGCGTTGGTGGAGATTATAGTTGTATAAAAATATTAGATATAACAGATTTAAACGAAATAATTGAAGTTGCTGAATATTATGACAACACCATTCCAGTAGCTGAATTTGCTAATAAAGTACATGAAATATTATGTCACTGGGGAAAACCTTTGGTTTGTATAGAAAGAAACAATCAAGGCGGACAAGTTGTTGATAGATTGGCTTTGGATATGGGATATATGGATAAAATTGTATCCTGGGGTAGTAAATTAGCTGGTAGAAAAAGCACACAATTGCTTGGTATGATTTCTTCTAGAAATACAAAGTATAATGCGGTTGCAAATGCAAGATATTATTATAATGATAAATTAGCAGTTCAATTTAGAAATAAAGAATCTTTAGAAGAAATTGTTAAAGATTTTGTTAAATTGCCCAATGATAGTTGGGGAGCTAGTTCTGGAAAGCATGATGATAGAACAATGGCTATGATTTGGGCTTTGATGATATTGCATGATGATTTAATAGAACAATATTTCACAGTTGAAGAATATGATGATTGTGGAAAACCTTCAAAAATAACACTCAACAATTTTGGATTGAAATATTTTGAAAATTCAACATCTATATATACCAACGAACAGGTTGATGGTATTGAAAATAGTCAAATAGCTCCCGTATATTTTGGAAATTCAACAGAATTAAATTCAGATATTGCAGATTTACAAGCTGATGGCTGGGTTGGCTTGGGAGGTGGGTTTACAAATCCTAGATATGATTTAGATGCGGGACAAACAGAATTTATGGATAAATACTTTTAATCATGCAAGAGATTAAACAAAGCCCTCTGAATCAAGCAGCAAAGGACAAATTTTTATTGGTTTTTGACGTACCGCCAATTTTAAAAGAATTTTCAACAAAACATAATAGAAATAATAAAACTGTAATACCTGACAATGTTCAATTTTCAATATTTGGAACAAGTGTTCCTGACATAACGGTTCCTGGAATTGAAACAAGATATGCTGGATCAACACTATATATTTCATCTCATAGTAAAAATAGTTATCCACCCGTTGAAGTAAATTTTGCGGTTGATGGATTATATAATAACTATTGGTGCATATATCAGTGGTTAAATTTATTACATGATCAAAAAAGCGGGGAATATAATACTAGAAATGTCAGCATAGATGCTAATTTTAATGATTATCAAACCGATCTAACAATATACGGATTGGATGATTATGGTAAAAAAAGAATTAAATTTACTTATAAGAAAGCATTCCCAACAACTTTAAAAGGTTTGAATTATGATTATCAGCCTGGAGGTGATATGAGATTGGTTAGTGGTTTTGTATTTTTGTACAGTCAATTACATACAGAATTAATAGATCAAGAACTTTTTAAGTTAACTATAGATTAATTTAAAAAAAAATACTTGAAAAAACATAAATAAAGATATGGCAACTAGAACTATACAATCTCCAGGTGTTGAAATCAGAGAACGCGACCTTTCTTTAAGAATACCTCAAAATGTTGGAACAAATGTGTTTTTAGCAGGATTTGCTAATCAAGGACCAATTGATGAAGTTATAAAGATCTCAACAAGAGATGAACTGGAACAAATTTATGGAACTCCTACAAATAGCTCCGAACGCTATTTCTACTACTCAGTAAGAGAGCTTCTTAATTCACCTGCGAATGTTTATACTTTCAGATTACCTTACGGTGATGGAAGCGGTGACGGTTTTGGAAGCAGATTTTCTGCTCTCGTTTATCCAGCAAAAGCAATTTTCAACGATGCTGTAACATCAACTCTCGACTTATCAGCCGCTACATATGTATTAGGACAGCCTGTTCATGTAACTTTAACCGAAACCCAATACAGACAAGCTCTTGAAGGAACATTATTTGATTGGTCAGACACTGGTCTTTCATCAAGAAACCAATTGAGTGCAGTTACCGATCTTGGTAGAGCTGGATTGATTGTTTTCAACAAAGCACAAACAACAATCAACAGTCAATTTGAAGGATATTATGTCGGTATAGCAGATAATACCAACATCAACCCAGCTACAAATTTCGATGCTATCGTCGGAGTGAAGACCCTCAGCTTGAGTGGTAACTTTGTTTCAACACCAAACAACATTACTTACACAGATGTTCCCACTGGAACACTTGAGTTTGGCCTCAGTTCAACCCCAGGTGGAACTGCTAACAGTGTTTCTGAAATAATGGAAAAACTTACAAACTATAATATTGATGGTCGTGAAGATGATGACCTTCTAAATGTTGCAGTTTTCAAACTTCGTAAGAGTACATACGCTACCGAATCATTCAAGCTTGATTATGTCCTTGATGATGCGATTGTAGGATCTATCGACACTTTCAGAACTCAATTGAATCCTTCTGGAGGACCAGCGGTTCCATTCTTCTTAGAATCTGTCGATACAAACAGCAGAAATGTTGAAATAATGGTAAACCCATTCATTTCTAATAAGTTCCGCCAAACAAGCTTGAATTCAAGCGGTATTCCACAAAAGAGAATACGTGTCTTGACACAAGGAATGGTAACAAATTATTCAATATTGTCTGTAGATCTTCCAGGATCTGGAAACAATAGTACTATAAGCCTTTCTACTATACAATCACTATCCGCTGACATCGGTTATGCTGATGCTCTCACTCCACTTGGAGCATTTAGCAATACTGTAATCAGACAGAAAATTGTAGGAAATGTTCCAACTAAAATAAATCGTGCATTAGAATCAGTTAAAAATGATGAAATTTACGACATTGATCTTGTAGTTGAAGGTGGGTTAGGAACAATATTCACCATGGCGTGTGCTGCTCAAACACCATTCTATGATGAAACTCTCTACAATAACACTATAAAAACAAACGTTGATTCAATGAGAACATCACAGCCGATAGATAATAATCTTTCAGCTACTAATTTGAGAGCAAACTACACAGCAGTGTTCAATCAATTTGAAAACTTCTGTAATCTTCCTAGCAACACTGGTGGTAGAGGAGATTGTATGTTCATAGCAGATCCAATTAGACACTTCTTGGTAACAGGTAAGAATACAAAGATTCTTTCAGACAGAACTAGAACATTCCAAACAGATGTTTATTGGCCAATCAGACACCAATTGTCATTAACCAACACATCATATGCTGCAGTTTATGGTAACTGGGTTCAAACATATGACGATTTCACTGGTGACAAGTATTGGATGCCTTTATCTCCACACGCAGCTGCAGTAATGGCAAGAACCGATGCTAATGAATTCCCTTGGATCGCTCCAGCTGGATTCAACAGAGGTGTTCTTACAACATCAGCACTTGATTTAGCAGTTAATCCAAATCAAAAGCAACGCGATGAATTATATAAAGTTAATATCAACCCTGTATATTTCAGTGCAAGTGACGGTATGGTTGTAATGGGTCAAAAAACTCTTAGCCGCAAACCAAGCGCCTTTGATAGAATCAACGTAAGAAGACTCTTCTTAGCACTTGAAAGACCAGTTAAGAAAGCATCCAAATATTTCTTATTCGAACCAAACACTGAGTTCACCAGAACAAGATTTGTAAACACAATCACTCCATTGCTTGAGTTTGCTAAACAAAATCAAGGATTATACGATTATCTCATCGTAGCTGATGAGCGAGTTAATACTCCCGAAGTTATTGATAACAATGAGTTGAGAGCTGATATCTTAATTAAACCAACCAGAGCAGCTGAATTCATATTAGTAACATTCACAGCGACTCGCACAGATGCTAACTTTAACGAAATCGTATAAATTAATCAGATTTAAAGTTTGAATTTATTTTTCGGCAGATTTCTAGGAATCTGCCGAAATTTATATCAGCTTTCATCTTATTAATTTCCCAAGTTGCAAGGCATATATTATCTAATGTATATCCTTTGGAACTATCCAGTCTATCAATAGATATCATTTTTGGATTCCCTATTTCATATTCCATAATATCTCCAGTGTAATAACATTTCGAATTTTGATCGTTTGCCATTTTTATTATATCATTTTTTGTAATTGTAAAATCCATATTTTTCATTTTAGCTCTCGATTTAGCCGAAGAAAATATAAGTCCTATTTTTTTAACGGGTGTGTCTATGACCCTATTTGATAGGGTATGGCAAGCATCACATTTTCTAAATCTATTCTTATTAGCACCTCTTGAACAGGTAATATTATTCAATCTTCTATAATTATCTAAAGTTAATAAAGAATTACACACAGAACATTTTAAATCAAAAACATCATTCCATTTTATTTTATTATATTGTTCTAAAAGTTTTGGATATTTTTTGATAGATTTTAAAAATGTTGATATGTGCAGTTTCCCTAATTGCGTGGCATGTTCTAATGAATATGCTTTTTTATCTTCTATTATATTTAAAATTTCTATAATTTTATCATATGTTTCAGATAATTGAACTCTTATAACAACATCGCGCTTTGTGCGAACTCCTAATTTTTTCGCAGTATGCGTTAAAATCCCCACACTGCAATCATTGTCTAAAATTTTTAAAAGATCTTTATTTGGCATTTTACCATAATTTTCTTTAATTTTTATTAAATCGTTTTCACTTAATGAATATTTTATTCCCATTTAATTATTTAGTGAAATAGCCGCAGTAAATCAATAATATCTATTAAAATTTTTATAGTATTTCATTTTTTATTGCGTCTAGACTAAATAATTACATGCCAGCAAATATTGAAACCTTCTTTTCGCAAGCCGCACAAAAACAATTCTCAAGAGATTTCCTTTTTAGAATAAAACAAATCACACTCCCAGGTCTCAACTTGAATGGAGAAACTGATTTGATTTATGCTAAGTCAGGTATTCTTCCAGGAAGAACAATCGAAAATAAGACTGTGAGCTATGCAGGTCAGCAATTTAACCTTGGTGGAAGAGCAACTTATGCAAATGCTGAAGGTTATAGTATAGATTTTTATTGTGATCAAAATCTTGATTTAAGAACTAAACTTGAAAAAGCATCCAGAGTGGCATTTAATAACGAAGATACAACTGCTAACTTATGTATGCCAGGACCAGAAAGCACACTCACTCTTGATGTTCTTTCAATTCCTTGCACAAGAGAATCAGGTGCTACAAGCGGACAACCTTTACAAATCGTTAAAACTATACAATTAATCGGCGTTGGTATAAGACAAATCGGAGATTTAACTTATAACATTGCTGAAGGCACTGGTGAAATTGTATCATTCACATCTACATTTAGTTATCATTTTTATAAAGATTTTAGCGTTTAATCCATTCGCCTAAATATATCTATGGGCGTACAGATAAATGATTTTTTAAATGCTTTTAGCAGGGAGTCTAAGTTTTGCCTTAGTCTCCCTGTTTTTTGGACAGTTACTGTTGATGGTGTAGGTACAGGATCTATAAATTCAGTATTATCACGAGCTGGTGAAAAATGGCAAGCTAAAATGTCTCCTAGAGATATGATTAAAAATGGTAATTTGTTGGTAGCTCAAGAAGTTCAATTACCAAACGAGTCATCTTCATTTACGCCTATGAGCATGGGTAATACTGGAGGTTTTTTACCTGGTTATGGTTTAGAATCTAGAAGTGATTTTTTAAGCAGAAATGTTACTATTAATATATTAGAAACCAATCAAGATTTAGAACATAATTATTTCAGACCTTGGATGATAGCATTGGGCATCAAAGGATTGGTTGAAACTGGTTCTAGTTTAAAAGGAACGGTTGAAATTAAACAATATACAAACAAAGGTCAATTTAGAAAAGGATTTAGATTTAAAAAAGCATTTCCGACAGCGGTTGAAGGATTTACTTTAAATTACGACAATACCGATTTTAAAATAAAATCTATAACATTTGCTTGTCAAAATTACGAACAGTTATAATTAATATAATATGAGACTAACTTTTTTAAAATTAAAAGAAGTCGCAGAAATTATAGATACAAATCAAAATCAAAAACTTTGTGATTTTTTTAATGAATTTGAAGGAGATAATGTATATCAAAAATTCAAAACCATATTGAAATTTTGGGAATATCATGTGAATGATACATTAACTTTCAATCCCAATGGAAAACAACTAAATCTTCAAATATCTTATTTATTAAATGAATTATCTGATGAAATAGAAAGCGGTTTATATTTTGAAAATGATGATTTTAATTGCGAATTGCAATTAGCTAACACTTTTGTATATGATGGTGGTAATATGCCGATATATAATCTTATAAAAAATATCAACATTTCTAATGTATCATTAAATTTATCAGATTTAAGTTTTTATGATAAAAAAATGGTTATTGATAAATTACCAGCTAAAATATTTTCAAATTTGATAGACATTTTATCAAAAGATAAAACAAAAATTTTTAAACTTGAAAATAAAGCTTTGGAAAATATTAAATTGAATTTTTATACAAACGACCCATTTTTATTTTTAAAAAGTCTTTTTGGAAATTATTCAAAAGAATATTTTCAAGATGTTATATTTTTTATATCTAAAAGAATAAGTGCTGATATTTTAATGAATTCTGATGTAAAAGATGTAAATTTTTATATAAAGAAATATAGTGATGAAATAGAATCTCAACAAAAAAACTTACCATCGCTTGATTTTTAATACAATTTTGTAAATAGAAGAATGGACGATAATGTAAAAAACTTCCTTGATAAAATCGAACAATTAAAAGATGATAAAATAAAAGTTGATGTTTTATCAACTGGTAAAAAAATAGATTCTGAATCTTTAACATTCAAACAACAAAAAGACATTATATCAACAATAACTGATGGTATCGTAGGTCCATTAAAATTCCAAAAAAATCTAAATGATATTATTATTGAAAATACCAATAATAAAGATTTAAAAATTATAGATAAATTATTAATTGTAATTCAATTAAGAATTGATAGTATGGGAAGTTTTATAAAAATTTCAAATAAACAATACGATGTGCTTAATGGTGTAGTCGAGCAATTGAAAAAAATTAAACATACATTAAACAAGAAAATTACAGGAGGTATTGAAATAGATTTAGAAGTACCGACATTAACAGCAGAAAATCAAGTCATTTCGACATGTGTTGATGTTCTCAAAAAAGAAGCTGATAAAGATGTCGGTAAGAGTTTGAGCGAAATATATACATATGAACTTGTAAAATATATAAAATCACTCACCGTTGGAGAAGATACTGTTCAATTTTCTGAAATTTCAGTAAGAGATCGTATCAAAATTGTAAACAATCTTCCTTTATCTATAAACAAACAAATTATTGAATTTATACAAGATATAAAGCAAAAAGAAGTTGAAGTTCTTAAAGTTGAAATTGATGGAGAAGTTCACCAAATTGATATTGATGTCGCATTCTTTGATGCTTGATCCTAAATAATTATGTGGAGCTAGGTGATATCATAGTAACAATAGGTCGAATCTTAAACAATCTTGAAAAAATTCAAGAAGAAAAAGGCGTACCCAATACTCAACAAAATTTAATAGATAATAATATTAATAACTCTTCTCTTGGTAAAAAAAGAGAAGATTCTTCTTTATCAGGATCTGATAAGAAAAAACTAAAAGAAGTATTTTCATTGTTTAATGAATCTTTTTTTGCTTATCAGAAAAAGCAAAAAGAAGACACAACTCAACAAACATTAATTTCTAAACTAGAAAGACAAAACAAACCTAAAGAAACTGCAGTATCACCAGATAAGAAAAAAGGTTTTAATTTATTGGACTTTTTATTACCTCTTGTCGGTGGAGTTGCATTAATTGGAGCAGCTATACCTACCTTAATAGCGTCATTGTTTGAAAAAGTGGGATTTGCTGGTGATGCAATGAAGGTTTTAGGCAAGGTTGGATTAATAGGTGGGTTGAAATTATTAGGCGCGACCTTTTTGAAAAGATTTGCATTAACAGCTTTAAAAAGAATTCCATATGTTGGAGGATTAATTAGTTTGTTTTTCGCTTATAAAGAATTTAAGGCTGGTAGAATAATTCCAGGATTGCTTGAAATAGTGAGCGGATTGGCTAATTTTGTTCCATTTGTTGGTCCTATATTATCAATAGGTGTCGATGTATTAAAAGCATTTTTAGAATCCCAAGGAACATTTGCTGAAGGAGGTGCATTAAGCAATGCTAATGCTCTGGGAACAATCAAGGGCTGGGCATCTAACATGGGTAAATGGATATGGGATAATGCATTATATATACCTATAGTTGGATCACTTAAACGCTTTGGAATGGCTTGGGATGCTTTTGGATCTGGTAATTGGAGCGAAGGATTAAAACAGACTGTTTATGGATTAATATCCATTGTACCAGGGGGTGGGTTTTTAATAAAAGGATATGAATGGTTATCATCATTTTTATCTGCAAGCAAAGAAGAACAACAAGCCCAAATAAATGAAGGTGGAGTTATGGGAACTATCAAAGGATGGATATCTCAAATTGGAACATACATATCTGATAATGCTATGAACTTGCCTATTGTGGGCGGCATAAAAAGATTTGGAATGGCGTGGGATGCATTCACAAGTGGAAATATTGGAGAAGGATTTAAACTTTTAGGAGAGGGTGTTCTTGCTTTTGTTGGAGGTGGTCCTTTGGTAAGTGGTTTCAATATGTTAGCTGGTTGGTTACTTGGAGGAGAAACCGAAGATGAAAAATCATTATCTCCTGATGGAAGTTGGAAAGATAGATTAAAGAATTGGATAAAAGGTAAATTACACAAATTGCCAGCTTTCTTGAGAAAACCTCTAGAATGGTTTGGTATATTGGATGAAACTGGAGCAGAAACTGGAGATAATGCAACGGTCTCCGCACCTAAACCAACATCCAAAAACAAAAATGACAATATACCAAAAGAGGAAAGCAAAGGATTCTTTTCTAAAATGGCAGATTCTATAGGTTCTGGTCTTGAAAGTCTTGGAAGTCTTGCAAGTGATATGTTTTCTTCTTTGAAAACATTAGGTAAAAACGCATTTGATGCAGCATTTAAAAAGTTTTCCGAAATACTTCCAGAACTTGAAAAATTCACAAGTGATATATTTGATAAATTTTCAAACCAAATAAGTTTAATTTTACCAAAAATAGAATCAGCACTGATTGTGGGAGTTGATAATTTATATAATATGTTATCAAGCGCATTCGATAAAATATCACCAAAAATATCAGAATCATTAAAGGGTATTGGTTCAATTATAGTTGATGTTTTTAATGCAGCAAAACCAACAATATCAGAATCATTAAAGGGTATTGGTTCAATTATAGTTGATGTTTTTAATGCAGCAAAACCAA